GACTTAAACAAAGTACTGACCCAATGGCTAAGAAGTGGTTGAAGTATGGTATAGATAGGAAGATATGTAAGAAACCAGTTATGTGTCTACCTTATAGTTTAACTCAATATTCCTGTAGGCAATACATACAAGACCATGTTGAAAAAGAATTAGTTGAACGTAATAAACAACATGAGTTTGGTGATGATTTATTTAAGTCTACTCATTGGTTAACAGCTATAGTTTGGAAAAGTATTAATGATGTAATTGTTGGTGCTAAAGATATTATGAAGTTTTTAAAAGATGTAGCTAAATTAGTTGCTAATGAAAACTTACCTGTAGCTTGGACTTCACCATTAGGTTTACCAATCTTTATGAGTTCTTATAAAAAAGAAAGTAAAAGAGTTAAGACTAAAATGGGTGACAGTATAATTAAACTTTCTGTAAGTAGTGAGACTGATGAAATAGATAGACGTAAAGTACAACAATCTATATGTCCAAATCTTATTCATCAATTAGACTCATCGGTATTAAGTTTATCAGTAGTTAAAGGTTCTGAACGTGGAATAGATAACTTCAGTTTAATACATGACAGCTTTGGTGTACTTGCACCTGATGCAGATAAAATGTCTTTAGCATTGCGTGAAGCATTTTGTGAAATATATAGCAAAGATGTATTAGCTAATTGGGCAATGGAAATGAAACAAATGTTATCAGAAAAAAATCAAAAGAAGTTTCCACCTATACCTGCAAAAGGAAACTTAGATTTAGACCTAGTAAAAAAGTCTGTATTTTTTTGTGTGTAGTTTTTTTAAACTTCAGTCATCGACACCTGTGTTGATTAAGTGCCACCTATGGCTAACCAAACAATAAACCATAGGAGGTTAATTATGAACGATGCCACAAATATAAGTGAACTGGGTGAAGCTATTTATCCACACTTAAATAGACCTGACGTTAAGTTTAACGAAAATGGTGAAAACAAAGTAAACCTAAAAGTACCTGAAGATAAAGCTAAAGGTATGATTGCTTTATATGAGAAAGCTATACAAAGTAGTATTTCTGAAGCTGAACAAAAACTAAATGGTAAAAAGGTGAAATTAGCACCTAAACCATATTCAGTCGAAGATGGCTTTGCAGTTTTCAAATATAAAATGAAAGCTACTGGAATAAACAGGAAGACTAAAGAACCATTTAGTCAAAGACCTGCGTTATTCGATGCTAAGAAAAATCCTCTCAATCCATCATCTTGTAATATCTGGGGTGGCTCTAAGATGAAGATAGCTTATGTGTTAAGAAGTTATTACTCACCTGCGTTAGGTGCAGGAGTGACAGCACAATTAAAAGCAGTTCAAATCTTAGAGTTAGTCGAGGGTAAGCAAATGGATTTATTTGCTAAAGAAGATGGCTACGAAAATACAACGTCACCAGAGGAGATGAATAATGTACCACAGACAGAAGTTCAAACGAGTACAGATTTCTAAAGACGTTATTCTAAAATCAGGATTGGAAGAAGTTGTTTATCATTATTTAACTAATGCTAAATGTGTTTTTAAATATGAAAGTTTAAAAGTCACTTACTTCCAACCTGAAATAAAGAAAACATATAGACCTGATTTTCCAATCAAGGGTTCATTTATCATAGAAACTAAAGGTGCTTTTAATAGTGCCGATAGGAAGAAGATGAAGCTAGTGAAGAAGCAAAATCCTAAATTAGATATTAGGTTTATTTTTTCAAATGCAAAGACAAAGATAGGAAAGAAAAGTTTAACTACTTATGGCAAGTGGTGTGAACTTAATAACTTTCCTTATCATTGTATTTATTCAACACAACAAACATTCCCAAAAGAATGGTTAAAAGAAATTAAGGAAAAACAAAATGGCAAGACAAGAAACTAAATACATTGTTATTCATTGTTCTCAAACGAGACCATCACAAAAGTGGGGTGCTAAAGAGATAGATAGAGTACATAGAGAATTTGGTTGGACTAAAATTGGTTATGGTAAAGTTATCAAAAGAGATGGAACTGTAGAACAAGGTAGAGAAGATGATGCAGTTCAGGCTCACGTCAAAGGGTACAATCACACAGCTTATGGACTTTGTTTAATAGGTGGTGCATTAGAAGAAGATTGGAAACAACCAGACAATAACTTTACAGCAGAACAGTATGAAAGTTTAAAAAAAGTTTTAGGTGAATTAGTTTTAAAATATCCTGAAGCTAGAATAGTAGGACACTACGAGTTAGACGAAAGTAAAACTTGTCCTAATATGAATGTAAGAGAGTACTTACTTTACGAAGATATACCAAACTATAAATTTCAAGATGGGTTAACTGATGAAGCTGATTTAGCAGAATTAGAAGCAGACGATTTACCTGAACTTGAAGAACATGAATAAGTTTCTCCATCATAGTCCTTGTGAGAACTGTGGTAGCCGAGACAATCTTGGTGTTTTTGTCGATGAAAATGATGAACTACATCACACATATTGTTTCGGTTGCCGACAGTACAAAACATTAAATGGAGAATTACCTGAATATAAAAAAACAAAAGAAATTAAAAATATGATTGATGGAATAGTAGAAGCATTACCAAGTAGAAAAATAGATAGTGAAACTTGTAAGAAGTTTAATTATCAAACTGGTGAATACAATGGACAACCTGTTCATATAGCTAACTACTATGACAAAGATTATAATATCGTTGCACAGAAATTAAGATTTCAAGATAAAAAATTTACATGGCTTGGTGATACAGACAAGATAACTTTGTTTGGTCAAAACCTTTGGAGAGATGGTGGAGACAAATCAAAGCTAATAATTACTGAGGGTGAATTAGATGCACTTAGTGTAAGTAAAGTACAGGGTAATAAATATCCTGTAGTCTCAGTACCATCAGGTGCTACTTCAGCAAAAAAATATATCAAAAAAGAATTAAGTTGGATTTCAAAATTTAGCAGTATTATTTTGATGTACGATGAAGATGAAGCAGGAAAACAAGCTGTCATCGAATGTGCAAATATTCTTCCAGTTAAAAAAGTTAAGATAGCAACACTACCTGCAAAAGACCCAAGCGAATTATTACAATCAGGTAGAGGTGAACAAATCATTAGTGCTATGTGGGAAGCAAAAGCCTACACACCACAGGGAATTATTGAGGGTTCTGATACAAAAGAACTATTACTTAAAGACGACTTTGTTGAGACTGTTCCATATCAATGGAATGGATTTAATAATAAACTCGGTGGGATAAGGCAAGGTGAACTTGTCTTACTTACCGCAGGTACAGGGATTGGTAAGTCACAAGTTTGTAGAGAAATAACTTATCATTTAATTAGCAAGAAACAAAAGGTTGGATACATAGCTTTAGAAGAAAGCGTTAAAAGAAGTATCAGAGGAATTGTTTCTGTAGGATTAAATCAATTAATACATTTACCAGATGTAAGAGAAAAGATTTCAGACGAAAAAATTTTAGAGGAGTTTGATAAAGTAAAAAATTATATTTGCTTTTACGACCACTTTGGAAGTTCTGATACTGAAGACCTAATGAATAGAATTAGATATATGGTTCAGTCATTAGATTGTAAGACAATTATATTAGACCATATCTCAATTGTAGTTTCAGGAATAGGTGAGGGTGATGAAAGAAGATTAATAGATAACACTATGACACAACTAAGAAAATTAGTTGAAGAATTAGGTTGTGCTTTATTTCTAGTTTCACATTTAAAAAGACCAGAGGGCAAAGGACATGAGGAGGGTTCTCAAGTTTCACTTTCTCAACTGAGGGGAAGTTCAAGTCTTGCTAGTTTAGCAGACGCAGTAGTGGCCTTTGAACGTGACCAACAAGATGAAATTCAAAACAATGTTATGAAAGTAAGAGTGCTGAAGAATAGGTACTCAGGTGACACAGGGATTGCTTGTAATTTAATTTACAACAAAGAGACAGGAAGATTAACAGAGGGAACTTTTGATGAATGATAAACTTCTTACGAAGTTCATTCTTTCATTTCTAATTGAAAAAGAAGACTACCTCTCTTTAACACAAGAACAACAAACAATAGTTTTTGAAACTTGTAAAACTATTATGACTGCAATTTATAACGCAATAAAATATGAAAATGTTTTTCCAGTTATAATGTGTGGTGATGTTGAAGCATTTAAAGTAATTCAAAAATCTATTGCTTCAGTATCAGAATACCTACCAAGCGTAGAGAAAATCAAAATACATTTAATACATTAATATTATGAACATCGTACTAGACTTAGAAACCAATGGGTTTCTAGATAAAGATAACTTAGTCATTCATTGTATAGTTTGTAAGGATATAGAGACACACGAAGTCTACAGATATAATCCTAATAACTTAACTGATTGCCTAGACCTATTAAAGAAAGCTAAAGCAATTATTGGACATAATGTTTTAGGTTTTGATATTCCAGTAATTAAGAAAGTCTTAGGATTTACTTATAAAGAAAAGGTATTCGATACCTTGTTAATGAGTAGGTTAATATGGACTAATCTTTTAGACCACGATTATAAATACAAAGAATTACCTGCAAAATTATATGGAAGACATTCCTTAGAATCTTGGGGTTATAGATTGGGTTTAAGAAAAGGTGATTATCAAGAACACTCAGACTTTACTGAATTTAATCAGGATATGTTTGAGTATTGTGAAAGAGATGTAGAAGTCACACATCTACTTTACGATAAAATAATCAAAGAAAACTATTCTAATAATGCAATAGAACTAGAGCATAAGTTTGCACATTGGATAATTAAACAAGAACAGCATGGTGTGTACTTTGATGAGACGACTGCTCAGTCGCTACATACTATCCTAACCAAG